CCTTGTGCTAAAAAATAACAAAGGCACAGAAGACAATCGTGTGCGTAAGCTAGACTATTCAATTCAGCTTAACAAAACTATGTATGAAAGATTATTGAGCGGCGAAGATATAACTCTTTTCTCGCCACATGATGTACCAGGACTGTACGAAGCGTACTTTGGCGATGCAGACAAGTTTAAAGAGCTATACGAAAAGTACGAACGTGCTACAAGTATTAAAAAGAAAAAAATTCCTGCAATGGAACTATTTTCTGCACTAGTTAAAGAACGTGCAGAAACAGGACGTATCTACATCATGAATGTGGATCATGCAAACACGCACAGTTCATTTAAAGATACAGTTTACATGAGTAACTTGTGTCAAGAAATTACATTGCCTACTAAGCCTCTACAACACATTGATGATCCAGAAGGTGAAATAGCATTATGTATTCTAAGTGCCATTAACGTAGGTTTAATCAAAGAACTAGACGACTTAGAAGAACTATGTGATCTAGCTGTAAGAGCATTAGAAGAAATTATTGATTATCAGCGTTATCCAATTGTGGCTGCTGAAAAGTCTACTAAAGCAAGACGTTCACTAGGTGTAGGCTATATTGGACTAGCACACTTCTTAGCAAGACAAAAAGTTCAATATAACGATCCCCAAGCATGGAAACTAGTGCATGACCTATCAGAAGCATTCCAATACTACTTGTTAAAAGCAAGCAACACACTTGCTAAAGAACGTGGCGCCTGTGAGTACTTTAACCGTACTAAATATAGTGACGGCATTCTTCCTATCGACACATATAAGAAGGATGTTGATAGTATTGTAGCAAACGAGTTAAATTATGATTGGGATAGTCTCCGCAATGACATCAAGGAACACGGGCTCAGGCACTCAACTTTGTCCGCACAAATGCCATCGGAAAGCAGTTCCGTTGTGTCGAACGCAACAAACGGAATTGAGCCACCTAGAGGCTACTTGTCCGTTAAGAAGTCAAAGAAAGGGCCTCTTAAGCAGATTGTTCCACAGTATCAGACTCTAAAGAATCATTATACATTGTTATGGGACATGCCTAGCAACGAAGGTTATATCAATACAGTAGCAGTGATGCAAAAATTCTTTGATCAAGCGATTAGTGGTAACTGGAGTTACAATCCAACACACTATGAGGACAATGAAGTTCCGATGAGTGTAATGATTAAAGATTTGCTTACAACATATAAAATGGGATGGAAAACTTCTTACTATCAAAATACTTATGACTATAAAACTGACCCAAGTGAGATTGAAGAAGAAAAGCCACAACAAGAATTACAACCAAGTTTGGTTGATGAAAATGGTGAAGAGTGCGAGGCTTGTGCAATTTAAGGTTGACAAGCACTGCATTTGAAAGTATTATAGCATAGTAGATAAGGAAGTTAAAATGTCGAAAACAGTATTCAATAAAGAAAAAGTAGACTTTACTAAACAACCAATGTTCTTCGGAGCAGATCAAAACACACAGCGTTACGATACATTTAAGTTTCCTGTGTTCGATAAACTTAACCAAACAATGCTTGGTTATTTTTGGAGACCTGAAGAAGTAAGTCTACAAAAAGATCGTGCTGACTTTGCTAACTTTCGTCCAGAACAAAAACATATTTTCACAAGTAATTTGAAATATCAAACACTACTTGACAGTGTCCAAGGACGCGGGCCATGCCTAGCATTTTTGCCGCATGTTTCACTTCCTGAACTAGAAGGATGTATTGTTACTTGGGACTTTTTTGAAACAATCCATTCACGTAGCTACACACATATTATGAAGAATGTGTATGCTGACCCTGCAGAAGTGTTTGACACTATTCTAGACGATGAGAAAATTATTGCTCGTGCAGAAAGTGTTACTAAACATTATGATGCATTTAACGAAGCAGCCGATGCATATTTCCATCGTAAAGAAGGTAACTTGCGTAATGTTAAAAAGAAGTTGTATCTTGCGATGCAAACAGTAAACATTCTAGAAGGATTACGCTTCTATGTGTCATTTGCTTGTACGTTTGCATTTGGCGAGCTAAAACTAATGGAAGGTAGTGCAAAGATTATTTCACTTATTGCTAGAGACGAAGCACAGCATCTAGCATTGAGCACACATATTTTAAAGAATTGGGCTAACGGCAAAGACGATCCAGAAATGGTTAGTATTGCTAAAGAGTGCGAAGAAGAAGTTTATGACTTATGGCGCACTTGTGTTGAAGAAGAAAAGGATTGGGCAAACTACTTGTTTAAAGATGGTAGTATGATTGGTTTGAACGATACACTTTTACATCAGTATGTAGAGTATATTGCTAACCGTCGACTAAAAGCACTTGGTATGAATGCTATCTTTGACGCACCAGTAAATACAAATCCACTACCGTGGACACAACACTGGTTGTCAAGTTCAGGACTACAAGTTGCACCACAAGAAACAGAAGTAGAGTCGTACATCATCGGCGGCATTAAACAAGACGTTGATAAAGATTCACTTAAAGGATTCAGTTTATGATTGAAATTTACGGAAAGCCAATGTGTCCATTCTGCGATAAAGCAAAAGCTCTTTGCGAACAGCGTGGTTTAGATTACACATATAAGTCACTTGGCACTGACTACACAAAAGAAGAACTATTAGAAAACTTCCCAGGTGCTCGCACTGTTCCACAGATACGTATTAACGGCGAGAACATTGGTGGGTATGATAAATTTGGTACCTATTTAGAAGAAACAGGTTACACAGGCACAGGACATACACTATAATGTTAATTGAAGCACCATACAAAGAAGGTGACACAGTATCGTTTAAACTTTCATCAGGTGAGGAAATTGTTGCTCGCTTAGAGAAAGAAGATGATAAATCTTACACACTAAAAAAGCCAATGGTACTTATTGCTCAACAACAAGGACTAGGTTTAGCACCGTTTATGTTTAGTGTAAACCCAGACGGCAAATTTGTTCTACAGGCTAACTCAGTTAGCTGTGTAGCAAAAACTCAAGAAGAAATCGCAAAGCAATATATGTCGCAAACTAGCGGCATTGCAATGGTATAATCTACACGCCCGTCTAGTCCGATAAATATACTAAAGGATAGTATATGATTAGACGAGGCGCACCTTTCGATAGAAATAACTTCTTTAATATTCCACCAGTTGATGCTGGTGAGATAGTAATGATTTATAATAGTCGTGTAGCAAAAATAGACGGCGGCAATTTTCAAAGCATACCTGAGAGTTATTTTGACGGCGGATCTATTCCTGTGCTAGGAACTGCATCATACGATCCTAATGTTACTTATGGACCTGATAGTCCATTGATAGAGGACGATGATTAATGTCAGATGACACTCCAGAAACTGGTTCTATACTTGTAAGACGAGGCCCTACTGAAGATAGGGAAGGCTTTACTCCCCTCACAGGAGAAGTCATATACGATACAACAAACGATCAACTTTATATCGGCGACAGCCAAACACCAGGAGGCAAACCTGCTTTTGGTGACAAAATAAAAGTTGACAGAGAAGGCAATCTAACAGAAGTTTACTTACAAGGTGATCAAGATAGGCCAGCAGCAACAAGTGGATTATTTAGATATAATCCTAGCACACAAAGTTTAGAATATTCTGACGGTACAGATTACTATCTTGTAGCAAGTTCTCCTTTCAATACATCAACTAATGTCCTTTATGTTTCTCCTAACGGAAGAGACGATAATCTTTTTGGTGTTAAAAGAGGCCGAACACCTGGTACTGCATTTGCTAGTATAAACGCTGCCTGTCGTGAAGCAGAACGTGTAATTAACAGAGCTTCTAGAGGACTTGGACCTTATCAAAAGTGGATTACATATGATAGTGCTGTTGAACAACAGCGTTCTTATATTGTGAGTATATCAGATGTAGATGATTTTAAATCAATAAATGTTTTTAAAGGATCTAGTGAACTAGATGCTAGAACAGAACTAAGGAGCGGGTTCAGAGTAATTGGACAAACTAGTGGTGCTGTAGGTATAATTGAAGAATACAATGTCAATGCTGGAGCAGATAATGATACTCTTATTATTAGAGTTGAAGAAGGCGAATTTGTAACCGATGAACAATTAAAATTTGGTAATCCGATTCCAGGTGTGCCTTATAGCGAATATCAAGCATCGGGCACAGAATACCCAGAAATTACAATTAGAATAGAAAGTGGTGTTTATTACGAACACTTTCCTATAAAGGTTCCTAACAATACTTCCATCAAGGGAGATGAATTTAGACGTAGTATTATACGTCCACGCCCGGGAGCAAGTGCAAGTCCTTGGGCAAACATAAGATTCAAAAGAGGAGCAGAACACCTTGGATTAGATCCAGCAGTAGTAGGCGATAATCCATTCGGTGCTCATTACCTTGCTGATAGAAACAATCATATATATGCGTATGCTGAAAATCCTGGAGATTATGATCAAGCCTACGAAACACTGTCAACAATAGCAACTAAAAAAACATTGCAAGACAGTGTAATTAATTTTATTACAACCACTTATCCTAGTTTAGATTATGACGAAGACAAGTGCAGACGTGACGTAGGATACATAATCGATGCTGTAGCATTGGATATGCTATATGGAGGCTACCAAGAAACATTATTTGCAGCTCTTACATATCAAGGACAACTTCCTTCAGATCAAGTTACAGAAACTGCGGCCGCTATTGGACATTTAAAAACTCAAATGAGCGCACTTGTTGAAAGTGCAGAACAAAGTGTAGTTGAGGATTTAGTTGGATCTGTTGTAGAAGTTATAAACGGAAACTTTAACGCTCCTAAGCCTAACGATGAAATGGATGTATTCTTAATGAACGATGCAACCATTATAAGAAATATTAGTGTCCAAGGACACGGCGGCTTTATGGAAGTTCTTGATCCAGAAGGACAAATACTTACAAAGTCTCCATACACACAAACTGCTTCAAGTTTTTCAAAGTCGATTGCTCCAAACGTATTGTTTGGTGGAGGTATGTTCATCGACGGCTTTACTGGAAATTTAGATGCAAGATTAAAACAGGCCAATAGTTCTACAGAAATTATAATCGATAATGTTTTTAGACAACCTCAAACACCAACTAGCTTTTTTATTGATGGCACAAGATTTCAAGTAGATAAAGCAGACACAGTGGGTGTAGCCGAAGGTGAATATAGATTGCTATTGAATCCAGCAACACCTTGGGAACTATCATACTATCAAATTGTAAATGAACTTGCAACTGCGTTACCTAGTCTACCTTACAATATAGAATTACTAACTGCTGGTAATATCAGTATGCTTGGTAATGACTTCACACAAGTTAATGATTTAGGTTACGGTGTGTATACAACCAACAATGCACGTTGTGAGCTAGTTAGTGTATTTTGTTATTACAACCATATAAGTTATCTAGCAGAAAACGGATCGGACATACGTTCATTAAATGGATCAACAGCATACGGCGACTATGCTCTGGTTGCCAAAGGAAGTGATCCGTTAGAAGTAAGCGATCAAGTTTTTGTAGCAGAAGATACTGTACAAATTGCAACTGTAAAAACTACAGGTGACTATCCTAATCAAAGAGGCGACACAGTAGTTTACGTTATCAATCCAGGCTATGCACCATTTAACGTAAGTGAATTAGAAATAGATCACTTAGGAGTAAATGATATAAATGGTGACCCAGTATATCTAAATAGATACGAAGTAACTAATGTTACTGCTATTGACGGAACTTCTCCTCAAGTATATGCACTAAACATTGCACAAGGTGCTGCCGATAATCCAGGTATACAAGTTGATATACCAGATGGTACAAAAATTGTTATTAGAGCTAATCAGGTTTTAAAATACACCGGAATTATTGATGTTAACCCAACTCGTCCTAGCA